AAAGAGAATAAACCCGACTCCTCATAAACTCACTAATAAAGCACACACTCCCCCCACTAATATTATTAATATTACCGACTATAGCCCCACTACTTATTATATGAACATACATACAACTCATTTAACCCACTCCCTTCTACTTTTATAGTATTTATAAGATAATTTAAGAGATTTATAGAACTTCCCAACACTAAACCCCATTAGATATACCCCATAAGAGATAAGAAATATACTTCCCGTTGGGATTGGTAAGGTAATAATTCCCCCACCGACGATAAAACCCCCGATTATACAGCGTATTATACTCCTTTTATAGAGGAAAATAACCCCTTTCTTCTTTAATTCCTCCACACTATTAACCCTATTAAGATACTCACTATAAGGAAAATACTCCTTTTTAGTATAGAAACCTTTATATATTCTTTTCATTTTTCATTCGTGCCTTATAGTTTATTATTGAGCTAATATCCAGCCTTAAAGGTAATAAGTGGTATTTTAAGGGGAGATAATAAGCAAAAATAAAGCCCATCCTTAGAAGGTTTTTATTAGTGACTACTTTAGCTTTTATTCTATCCCTCACTCTTTCCCTCTGTTCTTTATTTCTGATTCTATCTATTAACCAAATAAGAGGAGACACACTCTCCACATACTTAGTGATACTCCCATATTTTTTCTTATTGTGTTTTTCCATAATAGAGGATTGTTTTATATCTTTATATAGTTATATAATTATTTATTAGTGGTGACAAATACCTATTTTTGATAAGTATTTTCACGGAGAGGTTTTTTGATATGGGGTATAGTCACGACAACCCCCCAAATGTACCAAAAATTGGGCCACCTATCATACACCCACCAGTATGTCTCATCCTCCCCGAGAATACAGCTAACCGAAGAAATTTCCATAGGAAATTTCAATATATATTCACGGGTATGTATTTTATTATTTATCGCGTTTAATAAATTTTTTTATAAAATTTTTTATATATCCCTGTGGGGGTTAGTGTGGAAGGGGGAGTATATAGATAAATATCTATATAGATATATCAATCTTCTTTATTGTTGTAGAAACCTTTATATACTTAAAATGTATCTCTATCTCAGGCAATCATATATTCATATGATTAAAAACCATAAGCCTAAAACTATATTACAAATGGCACTCGAGAAGAAATTGGAAGCGGACCAGAAGAAGGTCTTAAACCTCTTCGAGAAATCAGGATTAACAGCAAAGGAACTTGGGGTGTTATTGAAATCTCCAGAACCGGGTAAGCCAAAAAGAATTTATAATCATTCAACTAGCCGAAGGGAAATAGCTTTTGGAATTGTTTCGGATACGCATATAGGGCAAGAGAAATTTGATGAAGCCCTATTTGCATCTGCAGGGAAGGTCTTTAGAAAAGAAGGGATTGAGAAGGTTTATCATGCAGGAGATATCTTGGAAGGAATGTCTGGAAGAGAAGGGCAGATTTATGAATTGAAGCAGATTGGATTCCAGCAGCAAATTGAAGAAGCTGAGAGACTTATGAAGAAATATTGGAATGGATTTAATGTTTATGGTATTAATGGAAATCATGATCTTTGGTATAAAAAGAAAAATAACGGAGGACTTGATGTTGGAAAGGAATTGGAATTGAGGGTCCCAAATTATCATCATCTTGGGGATGAAGAGGCGGATATTAAGTTAGGTCCAGGAGTAGTAATGAAACTATTCCATCCAGGGGATGGGACTGCATATGCTACAAGTTACAAAATGCAGAAAGCAATGGAAGCGTTTGAGGGGGGGAAGAAACCCCAGATATTAGTTGAAGGGCATTATCATAAGGCCCTTTATATGTTTAATCGTAATATTCATGGTATTGAGGCTGGAACCTTGTGCGGGCAAACGGGATGGATGAGAGGAAAGAAAATCCCTGCTCACAAAGGGTTTTGGATTGTCAAGGCAAATATTGGCCAGAAGGGGATAACTAAATTTGAACCAACCTTTTACCCAGCATACGATTAAAATGAACACGGACCAAAAAGACCCGCTAGTTCCGTTTTACAATTGTAAGGATTGTAAAAGCTCTATTAAGCAAGACCCGGAATACAAGGAGATGCCACAGCTGGTATGCACAGACGAGGTTGCCAAGAAATATTGGAGGGTTCAGAGCTCAGTCGGATACTGTAACAACATGAACAAAAAGGGCTGGTGTCCAGAGTTTAAGAAAAAAGGACTACTAAGGAGATTATTAGGAACATGAACAAAAAATCAAGATACTTTAAAACAGGGGCAACGAGAGATACAGATGAGAATAAGTTGGACTTTGAAGGGTTTATTAGTCCAGCGGTTCTTAAGCGTTATGCAGAATATATGGATAAACACAGAAAGCAATCTGATGGAAATTTGCGGGCTTCAGATAACTGGCAAAAGGGAATCCCAAAAGAAGCATATATGAAATCTGGTTGGAGACATTTCTTTGATTGGTGGTCGGAACATCGGGGGTTGGGAAGTAGAGAGGGCATAGAAGATGCTCTGTGCGCAGTTATTTTTAATTCCATGGGGTACCTACATGAACATTTAAAGGAGAAGAAAAATGAGTGAAGAAAGTCAAGAATTTGATAAACAATTAAAAGATGAAGGGAAGAATACTATGAAGGAAGGAATACTATGAAGGAAGAATTGATTAGTGGAAGAATATATATTCCTGGAAAGAAATCTCTTTACCTTGCACATCCTTTTGAGATGAGGAAAGAAGTGAGAGCGTGGGAAATGGGGTTTGAAGAGAGAACGGGAATAAGACTACAAAATCCTTTTTATGATGCTGAAGGTAGAGAAGACATAAAGTTATTTGACGAAGGACTATTGGAACCCAGAACTATAGAGAAAGTTTCTGGAGGTCTGAATATAGTAGAAAGAGACCTGAGACAAATAGAACAGGCAGACGGAGTAGTTGCTTTTATGGAGCCGCACAAACTTAGTTGTGGAACCCCGATGGAATTTTTCTATAATTCAAGAATTTTGCAAAAAGAGACTTATGTTATTACAAGCTCATTACAGGGACACCCCTGGATTAAAGGATTAGCAAAAGAAATATTTAAAACGAAGGAGGAATTTGAAAAATATGCCTTACACAACATTAGAGGATAGAGAGAAATTCGAACCAAGATTATCCGAATTAAGGGAAAGGATCTTGGAGAGCACAGATAATCTCTCTAAAGGAGATTTCACTTACATAGTTTATGCTTTGGCTTTAACCAATATTCAAGCGCTAGGGGGGGAGAGTTACACCAATATTTCCAATACTATAGGCTGCCTAATCGATGCCGCAGAAGAATTAAGAAGAAAAAAGTTAAACCCCTATGAGGATAAAAAAATAGAAGAAAATGGGGATGTTCAATGGTGAAAGGCGAGCGAGTTAGATGTGAAATCTATTCCCGCGTTGTAGGCTACTTAAGACCGATTACGCAGTGGAATGATGGAAAGAGGGAAGAATTTAAAGACCGGGTTGTTTTTTCCATAGAGAATGAGGACTAAAGAAGAGATTCTCGGAGGAATGAATATAGTCAAGTTTTTGACTAAGTGTAAGGTTGATTTTAAATTCTTTTGTGAGCGGATGCTCAATTTAACAGAACTTGGAGGGATACACAAGTTTCAATTAGAATGGTTTTATGCTGCACAGAACAACACTAGACTAATGATTGAAGCCCCATCTGGTTTCTCCAAAACAGAAATCATGGGAGTTGCATATCCTTTGTGGTTCCTATGGAATAATAAAAACAAGAAAATACTTTTAATCTCTAAAACAATCAAGCAGGCCGAGGGAAATCTGCTTCAGAGAATGAAGGGATATATTGATGATAGTGAATTCCTAAGGGAACTGATTCCTACGGACGCTAATCGGACATGGAATAAACAAGAGATTAGAACTACAAATGGATGTTGGGTAGTGAATGTTCCCTACTCTATAAACATTAAGGGTTATCGTTCGGATCTATCTATTCTGGATGAGGCAGATTCTTATGATGAGGTATCAATTTACTTTGACCACGTAACTTCGCGTATGAATCCGGGGGGGAAGATTATTTTAATTTCAACTCCTGAAGGACCAACGAGGTTACTTGGAACAATACGTTCTAGAAATCCCAACACCCCTTACATTAAAACGGTAGCAATAGTTGATGAGAAAGGAAAACCTAAGGAAGAGCCACTTTCAAAGGGGAAGTGTATCTGGCCGGAAAGATTCTCTATATCCGATCTTATGAAGAAAAGAGTAGAGATGGGGGAAAGTGCCTTTCAGAAGAATTATATGTGTAACATAATGACGGAGTCTGAAGACACAATATTCACTCTTAAAAATATTTATGCATGTTATGATATAACTCTGCAATTTAGCACGGAGATAGTTCCGGGGGCACAATACTTTATTGGAGCAGATTTTGCTATCTCTAAGGGGCCGAGAGCAGATTATGATGCGTTCTCTGTTATAGAGAAAGTTAATGATCAGTGCATATTGAAGCACATTATGAACAATACCAAGGAGACAAGCCAACCAAAATAATTGCCGATGAATCCAATATGGGAACTATGGTGATGAATGATTTGCGCTCTTTAGGAATATCTGTTATTGGACAGAATTTCCATTCCGCGGCAAGGAATCTTCTGATTACAAGCCTTTCTAATGTTATTGAAGGTAATGGTTTGGTAATTCCCAGAAAGAGAACAGACCTCAAAGCCATAGAATTAACAGATAAACTAACCGAACAACTCTTGGGATTTAAAAGACAGAAGAGCGATAAGACCGGAAGAGAATTGCTCGCTTCCAGAGCCGCGCATGATGACATTGCTATGAGTGTTGCTATGGCGGTACAAGAAGCAGCAAAAATGAAAAAGCTTTCTTGTCTTGGGGTGAGTCGTTCATAATATAGAAATGTTTATATAGTAAATTGGGTATCGTTAGTTATGGCCATAATAAAAAATATCAAGAATAAATTGGTTTTTTATAAGAATAAACTAGTAGATACCCTAAAAAAGTTATTAAAAACAGAGGATTCTCAAGCAATTCTTAATTTTTTTGGATATGTAGCAATTTATGGTGTTTGCTTAAATACCTTCTTTTTACTCTTTGGGTATCCTTTCACACTTATTTCTTGGATGTCATTTGGGCTTGGAATCTGGGTAGTTGAGAACAAAGTAATCCCAATTATAAGGAGGCTTTGGTTTAGATAAACATGGGACTTTTTTCTAAATATCTTGGTACTGAAACAGTTGTTCATTTAGCCAGATCAACAAGCCTTCCGGTAGGAAACCCGATTGGAGTTATTCCCTCTAAATCATCCCCAAGATTAGACTCCGAAGCGATTGATGTTGTCTATGGACAAGATTCTACTACATTCAATATTATCAATAAACAGGTTCAGTTAATTATGCATCCTGGATTCTATCTTAAATCTGAGAATAAATCTACACAAAAAAAGTTTGATGAGTTTTTCGAAGGGATAGGAATTGTTGGAGAAGAAATAACTTTTGAAGAACTCATGGAATATGTTGTAAAAGATGAACTAATGTATGGAAATGCTTTTGTAGAATTAATCTATAATGAAACAGACAACATGATTGTGGATTTGAGAAACCTTCCTTCTGGAAAGATGGATTATGCAAAAGATTCACATGGGCGTGTGGCAATAGATCGGTGGGGAAAACCCGTTGGATATGTCCTAAATCTTCCAACCGGAACAAGGCCAACCAATCCCGGAGATCCCCTTCCAGAAGAATATGAAAGACTCGTGAACTTATCTTCTAACCAAGTATTCTTCTTACCCAAGAGAATTGCACATTTTAAGATTAATGCGGTTGGAGATAAATATTATGGTATTGGGATTATCTCTCCGGCATATATCTCTACAATGAGAAAAATAAAAATAGAAGAGGCCCAGACAAATTCAATTTATACAAGAGGAACCTACCCTGTTATTGCCACAGTAGGTAACGAGACCCACGAGGCAACAACCCAAGAACTAACAGATGTGGTGGAACAGTTGGCCAATCTTAAGCATGACCGTTATTTTTGTTGGAATACTTAAGAGTTAACCAAGCAGCTGCAGCAGGAATGCCTATGGCTTTTGCTACGGGGGCTGGAGAGGCGACAAACAGGGCCACACTTAATAACCAGCAACAAATATTGGAGCTTAGCTTAGAGCAGATAATCAAGAAGACGGTTTCCTCATTCCAGAAATATATTCTTAGAAGGATTGGTCTTGTTAACTTTAATTCTGTGAAATATGTTCCGAAGCTTATCTGGGGGGACATTAGGGCTGAAGAGAAGAACGAGAAGGCTAAGAGACTTATTGATTATGTAAATGTAGGGGCTTTGGCACCCGACGAGATTAGAGAATATGCAGCTACATCAGAAGACTTGGAAGTAGATTTAGAAAGAGTAAGAGAACCTAAGCAGACCAAAGAACCAAAAGAGGATACTCCAGAAAATCCTGAAGAAAAAGAAGAGGATAGAAGAGGATGATAAAATGGAGGATGAAGAATAATGGGCGGAGGATTTCTTTATCCGGAAGGGGTTCGTAAGAGAGACAGGGCAGAAGACCTAAACGATGAGAAACTAGTATATCTTCACGATAAATTACATGTTCTTTGGAAGAAGTTAGAAGAAGGCTACAACTTTGAATGGACCTTCTCAGAACTATATATGAAACACATGGAAGTAGTCATGGAATTGGGTATGAGGGAGCTCGGACACATAGCTCCAATAAATGAATTAGACCTCATCCTTGTTGCATAAACTATAACTATATATTTATTTAAATATAGAAACATTTATATATTAATTCTTTCTCGATAGTTTATGGAAGTGCAATTGCTTACCAAAGAATTAGAGCAAATACAAGAAGGGGCTAGTTTTGACTTAGATAAATTAACGATTCCTACAACTATTAAAGATAAAGTTTTGCTTGCTCCTGGCAATTGGAATGGGTTAGAGTTTTCTGCAGGAGAGATTGTTAAAGCATTTGCAAATACTGATTGGAATGATAAAAAGAATTACGAATTGATTAAAGACCACGACAATTCTGTTGACTCCTTAGTTGGTTATGTGCGTAATATTAAACTAAATAATGAAGGAGCAATCGTAGGAGACCTGGAACTTTGGGACGAAAAGATGATTAAAAACCTTTTAGTTCTTAAAGCTAAATTTGGTATTTCTGCTAAGGTCATTGGAATAGAGATGGATGGAGATTTCAAAGACTTTACTTTTAATAATTTTTCTATTGTAGATGAACCTGCATGCAAAAAGGCATATATTAATCTTTCCCAACTAAAAAAGAAAGAGATTGATGTTTTCTCCGGATTCATGAATGGATATGAATTTGCAGAGCTTAAAGACAAGAAATTAGAGGAATTAAGAGAAAAGAAAGTTGCGGAATTATCTGAAGAAGAAAATACTTATAGAGCTAAAAAGGAGGAAACTAAAATGCAAGAAGAAGAGCAAAAAGATAATGTTGCTGAAGAAGCTGTTGAAGCTGTTTCAGAGGAAGTTGCTGAAGAAGCTGCTCCCGTTGAGGAAGTTGCGGAAGAAGTGAAGGAATCTGAAGAACTAAGTTCTATGCGTTCTGCTATTGAAATGCTAACTAAGAGAGTTGCAAAACTTGAAGAGGAAGCTGCAGTAGAAGAAGTTGTAGAAGAATCTCCAGTTGAAGAGGTAGTTGAGGAAGTTGCTGAAGAAGTGGAAGCTCCTGTTGAGGAGGCTACAGAAGAAGCTGCTAAAGAGGAAGTTGCTGAAGAAGCATCTGAATTGTCTCAACTAAAGAAAGAAGTTGCTGAACTTAAGGCTAAGGGGAATTCTCCAAAGTCTTTTTCTGTTCAAGAACTAAAAGCGATTGGAGCTAGAGCGGACAGACATTCTGAAGGAATATTAAAAATGAGTGAAGCCTTGCTAAAAGTTGGCTAACGAAACTCAACAGTCTACCGTTCAAGGTACTTCTTTTGCAGCTTACGGGTTAACTCCTGCTGAGTTCACAAAAGAAGTAGTTGATGCTGCACAGAAACAATTGTTTTTCGCGAATTTCGTGAAAGTTATGTATGCTGCACCTGGTGTTAAAGACGTTGTTATCCCTAAGAGGAGTTATTACTTAGGAAGAGCAAATATGTCTGTAGATACTGGAGAAGCTACAACAACAGACATCACAAATACTGCACTAGATAATCTAGACAGTGTTACTGGTACTCCTGTTTGGACTACTGCTAGGTTCACAATGACTGATTACTCAGTTAGAACTAATGTAGTAAACCTATTGGAAGCTGCTAGAGAAGAGTTAAGCTATTCTATCGGAGATATAGTCGACTATCACGTTGCTACTGTTGTTGGTGATGCTGCATGCGCACCTTCTGCTGGTACTGGACGTGGAGCGCAAACTCTGTTCGGTGGTGACGCTACAAGCGCTGCTACTTTGGCTGCTGGTGATGTTATCACTACAGACTTAGTTGCAAAAGCTATTAGATATCTTAAAGATACTAAGCAACATTACAGAAACGGATCTGGCGGAAAGACTGGAACTGAAGCTGTTTCATCAAGTGTTACAAAAAACCCTTGGTCAAATACATCAGATGACCCTTTTGTACTTTTCATCGGTCCTGCACAGGAAGAAACATTCCGAAGAGATTCACAGTTTGTAAACGCTGCTGAATACGGAAGTTCGATTGTGGTACAGAACGGTGAGATTGGACAATATCTTGGTTGTAGAATTGTAGTTACTACTAACGTAGAGACTGCCGCCGCAGCCGGGACAGCTCCTGATGGAAGCACTGCTGCTGTTGCTATGACTCGATGTGTTCTCATGAAAGCCAAGAAAGCGTGTGCTTTGATTTGGGGAATGGAACCGGATATCGAACTGGCAAGAATAGCAGAAAGAAGACAAACAACTATTGTATTAGCTACAGCTTATGTGGCTAAAGTTATCCATGATGACGCAATAGTGTTTATAGATGTTTCAGACGAATAAACAAACTTAATTTTTGTCTTAATTTTTTTTAACTAAGACGTAAAACAAAAGGTTTGGTGGTTACCTTGCATTGAGGTTGGCTCCCCCCGTTAAACGGGGGAGTATCCAAAGCTTAACAATTACCGCAATTAAACGGAGGAAAAAAGCATGGGAAAATTCGGATTTCACTCAGGATATGTGAAAGCCCAAAATATACAGAAAGGAACTGCAACCATTACTTTTACAGGTAGTGGAGATGGTAGTGCTAGTGTAACTTTCGATAGAAAGTTTAAGAAAGCACCAGTAGTAGTTTTGACACCACAAGAAAGAGATATTACTGGAAACTATAGTGTTACTAGTATTACTGCAAGTGGATGTACTGTTTGGGTTGATAACGCGGCTACTACAAGTGATGTAGAAGTTGGTTACATCGCTATGGATCAATAGTTCTAAGTAAAGAAACATTTATA